CAGACGCGACGAGGGACGCGCCGGGAGCGCCGCCCCCGCCGCCGCCACCGTAGGCATACGTTCCGAAGGAGGACACCCCTCCCCGGCCCCCTTGGCCCGCGATAGACCCCCCGGACGGGGTTATACCGGACGCCCCGGCCGCCCCGCCTACACCAACGGTAATTGTGATGGGCGTAGCCAAGGCCGAAATTAAATAAGTCTCGTAATCGTAGCCGGCTGATCCGCCCCCACCCCCGCCAGACCCGCCGCCTACCGCCGCGTAAGTTCCGCCGAAGCCTCCGCCCCCGCCGCCACCAATCACCAGAACCTGAACAACCGTCGAGGTCGCACGAGGCGTATAATTGCCGGATGATGTAAAAGTAGTGGCGAGAGCAGCGCCACCAGTAGCAGCAAAACCACCACCAAGCGAAAATCCTGTCATAGGGTTACAACTCCCGACTGAACAAAAGTCGTTTTGACTGACCCAGACCCGCTATTTAATACAACACGAGCAAAAATAGGAGTGAAAAGATAATTGCTCTGCTGAGTAGTCGTTGCTCCTACAACAGCAGTATCATTACTATTTACCCAAGTTACGTTCTGCACGGAGATTGGAGTATCTGCCGAGTTGGGGTCATCTGTGGTTTGTTGGATTGTGTAGTTTACGGTCCCGCTAACGACAGCTTGAATGGAAATGTAGCTAGTTGACCAAGGGTCAAAAGAAACCCAAGGCGAACCAGCAATACCGTTGGTCCCAATAGTAACAGTGCTCGCAGTCGAAGATGATGTCTTAATGGAAGAAATAGTAAGGAAGTCAGTAATTGTATAAACAGACGAAGCATTACTTCCCAAAATTACTTCAGAAGTAATTGAATTACTATAAGTAGTGCCAGTAATGGTAAAACTTACTGCGCTATCGTTACCAGTAGATGTGATTAATACTTTACGGGGGTTGTCTAATTTTGCAACACCACCACTAACAAGCGTTCCGTTTAGAATAAAGGAGCCGGCACCGGAAACAGACTGCGAGAGGCAAATATTGTTTGCGCTCGCCGTCGCTAGGGGTCCAACAGTTACTGTAATCGGGCGCATAATAACTATCCTCTCAACACTTTACGTCCCAGCGTTTCAGCGCGAGATTGATCCTGCTATTCGGATCGTGCGCCGTCTTCGCTGAAGTAAGTTTCTCTTTCATGCCGCACATGCGGGTGCGAAAATTCTCACGGCGTTGCGCCGATTCTGGGCTGTGCTTGGCTTCAGACGCCGTAACCGGGCGCTTGATGTTGTGGCCTTCAGCCTTCAGTGAGGCCCGCCCGCGTTCATTAAGACCGCCAGCCGGGTTCTTGCCCTCTTTGCGTGTCCAAGCGCCTGACATGGCTTTCTCCAGATGGTTTACGGGGGCACTAGGCCCCCGCATACCGTTTGTTAGCTCATCGTTTCCGGCTCGACGTGACGGCCCTTGGCGGCCTCACCATGGCGAGCGGAGGTGAACGGGCTGGTGTCGGACGAGGCGCGGCCACCGGACTTGCGCGGCTTGCGACCGGCATGGTGCTTCGCGTGTTCGCCTTCAACGTGGCCGACATGCTTCATGTGATGAAGCTTGCCACCGTGCTTGCGCTTGGCGCGACCACCGTGCTTCTTTTCGTGCATGGCTTCCGCCTCGCCGAAAATCTTGTGGGCGTTGTTGCGCTGCTCCGGCTTGTCCTTGAGGTCTTTCTCGGCTTCGTTGTAGCCAGAGGTAGCAGCCTCGTGGCCCTTGCCGGTGCCGACGATGTCGTCCTCAACCTTCCCGCCAGCCTTGCGCGCCTTGCGAGCATGATGGACACCATGGTGCGCCAGTTCATGCACGCCGTGGTGAGCGGTGTGATGGGCGACGTGGTGAGCGGAATGCTTCACGCCGTGATGCTCTTTATGACCCTTCATGGGTGCCTCCTATTACGACGCGAGGTTGATGCCCTGGAGATAGAAGACGGTAAGCGTCCCTACGCCAGAGCCGGTGTTGGTCGAGGTGATTTGGATTTTGATGTCGGTATTGCCGACATTGTCCCAGTTAGCGATTTGCGTGGAACCAGTCCCAGGCAGGATCGTCAACTGGCCCAAGGCGCTTGCCGTCACCGCACCGGCAGCAGTCAGCGCCGTGGCAGAAGCCGTGGTGCCGATACCGAGAGTCGATGCCGCGCCGGTCCAGGCCGTAGTCACCATCAGATAGATATCGGTGATCTGGCTCTGTGCCGGGATGACGATGTTAGTAACGCCGCTCGCCTGGGTGACGACAACCGACTGCGCCATGTTGGCATAGCCGAGGTTCGCCGCACCGGTCGTTTCGCCGACACCGGCAAGGGTGCCGGTGCCATCGCTCGCCACGACGTTGCCAGCCACAAGGGGGCCAGTGAAGGTCGAAGCCGGCCAGATCGGGCTTCCGTTGGCGTTCGGATAAACGCCGCCATTAATATCCATTGGCTGGCTCCTTTCGGAATACTTTAGGGTTAGACATTAGGCAGCTTCCTTTTGCTTGCACCGGTCGAGGTAATCGGCAGCGGCACGGAGGATGGCGGGATCGTCTTTGGCTGCACCAAGCATATGGTTGCAGGAATTGCAAAGAAGCTGACGCACGCGACCTGTCTTGTGATCGTGATCTACAGAAAGATCGCGTATCCTTGCATCTGTTTCTTTTGGTTTGCGTCCCGGCAATTTAGAAGTTTCGGGTTTACCACAAATAGCGCAGACACCGCCCTGTTGGGCATACATTTCTGCGTATTCAGTAAATGATATCCCGTAGTTCTGGACAAGCCCATAATGACGCGCCTGTTCGGTGGTCATTTTGTAACTTACCTTGCCGTCCGCACCTACAATCCGATTGGCTTTGTGCTCCGCAATCTTTAGATTTGATGCCTGAAGATTGCTTGGATTTTCGTCAATGAAGAAAACTGAACGGTCAGGCCATTTACCGTGAATAAACAACCATGCAACTTGAGCGCCAGACAATTTATGACCACGATAAGTGATCGCAAGATAGTCTTTGCCATTTTGCATCCGCTGCCAAACCCCGGCCCGGCAACCCGCTTGCGCCCGAGAACTAATCGACACCTTCCAAGTGAAGTCACCCGTCAGTGGGTCGTAGTTCAGAACTTCAGCAAGTTCATCGTAAGTGAAGTCTACACCCTTCGTCATGTCATGTCCTTCCATTGCCATAATCGGCAACGGATAAGATAGACCAACTGGCNAAGGGTGTAAANACCCCATTTTACTTTGGACTTTCAGCTAACTCATTGAAACCAAAGGCTACGAAGTCGGGAAGCTGCCCCAGATCGAACGCCAATTATAATAGCCGAAACTATAACGTTCGTAGCCTTTCACCAAGAGGTTGTCTGTGACAAAGTCCACTTGCATGTCGGTTTCGAACTTCACACGTTCCATGTAGGACAAACCGTCGATGTTCGTCAGCAGGAACCAAGCATACGGCGACGTCAAGAAGTCGTTGACCATGTAACCTTCCGGCAAGCCGCCGGCAGTGGTCAAGATCGCGTTGACATCGTTGTCAGCCGTGCCAGGGCGAAGTTCCGTCTTGGTCAGACGGATCGCAACCGGTTCCAACTGCGGCGGCACAACCAGCTTGCGGCCACGGGCGAAGACCTTCAGGCCAGCCATGTCCTTGAAGTTGGTGCGGATGCTGATCATGCCGTTCAGCAGGGTCGCCTCATTCAAGTCAACGTCGGTCGTCGGGCGGTTCGCAACGGTGCTGCCGTCAATCGGATGCGCCGTCGAACACAGGGACACACCGTCACCGCCGACGTTGGCGTTGTAGGTGGTGGCGGTGTTCAGGATGTTCGCGCCATAGATTTCCTTGGTCTGCTGAAAGGATTCAATCAGGCCGAGGTTCGACGGATGGAACTGGGTCTTGTAGAGGTTGTCATCCACCGCCTTGCGGGTGATGGCGTAACCAAGGGCAATTTCAGAATGCTCTTGGTTGTAGACAAACCGTTCACCAGCGCCGTTGTCGAAGGAGGTCTGGCCACCTTCAGTCTTCAACTGCGCGAGGCCGAGGAACCGCATTTCGGCGGTGCGTTCGAGAGCCAGTTTCGAGTCGTGCTTCGTGAAGATCCGGTCGTATTGCGACGGGATCATCTCGTATTTGCCTTCAATGCCACGCAAGCCCGGCAGGAGAAGGTCTTTAATCGCTGAAAGATTGACAGCCATTGGTGCCTACTCCCTGTTAGATACCGGCCACGCCAGACTTCATCGCCATCGTATTGAAGGCAACAACAATCCGGTTGTAGGCAGAGGTGAAGTCATTGCCGTTGATGCTCTGGAGCGGGTTGGACCCGTCGGGAGTGTAGTTGGCAAGGGCGATGACGCGGAACGGCAGGGTGGCGCTGGTGCCGCCCGGCGTGGTCAGCGTGTATTGGTCCGCGTAGGCGGTGGACAGGCCGGTGGACACGTTGCCAGGGGTCGTTCCATAGCTGTTCGAGTTGGTGCCGGTGCCGGTGCCGTATGCGATGCCGATGTTCTGACCGATATAAGAAACGCCAACCGCAGAAGCGGTCCCATTGCTGGTGGCGGTCTGAACAAGGAACTGAGCGTTCGGGTCCGTGATGACGTAGGCAGTCACCGCAGCGGCGGTGTTCACATCGCCAACGCCAGGGAAATAGTTCGACCACACGGTGCGCTTCTGCGAAACCGACAGGTATTTGCAGCCAGCAAAGATGCCGATCATGCTACCAGTAGCGGCGGCATTGGCCGAGGTGGTGCCGTTGGTGCCGACCTGGCAGATGTAGCCCGTCGAAAGCTGCGCCACCGGGTCACCCGAGAAAATCTGCGGGCTGGTAGAGTTGGTGGACGAAATCGCAAGCTGCACTTGCTCATAGGTCGGGGA